CTATTAAAAAATCAAATAACCGCCACGTAATTGAGGAAGTCCTATTGGAATTTATAGATAATCCGTAAAATAAAATAAAAATAAATTAAACATTTAGCCCCCTTATTGGGGGTTTTTTTATGGGGTGATTTTAGCTAATTGCTTGAATATCATTGAAAATATAATTAAAAAGGGTAGTTCGTCTTTAAAATATCAACTAACCCCACCAAATAAGCTAATAAATTCAATCTAATAGGCAAATAAGCTCTTATAAGGGCTTTAATTCAATCCATTGAGGTAAGTATACCAAAAAGATATAAAAGTCTCTTAAATAGCTCCTAAATAGCTTTAAATAGCCTCTCAGTGTTTTATAGAAAGATAGACGGAAATAAAAATAGGGACTCTGAGGGGATAAAATAGATATATAGCTAAGTAACCACGACTGTACACAGACCATCTTTTCCAACTGCCATTGTAGATTCAATAGGTTAAATTTGTATCTTAGCAATATGAATTCAATAGGTATGTTTAGCAGTTTCCAGTATGATGCGTTCCAGTGGTGTACTGAGAATTACATAAAGGTTTATTGTTTGCCAAATAAAAAAGGCGATAGACTTTACGAGATAGAGGTAGATAACAATGGAGATATTATTCGTAGTGGCAAAAAATACAAGAAAGACCAAGTAGATAATAAAATATGGGAACTGTATTGCTATTACTATACTAAGTATAATATATAACTAAGTATTAATTATTATATTTATAGTAACTAAGTATAAAACACTAAGTGTAGTACTAAGTACAAGTATTAAACTAAGTATAATATACTATGTATATATATCTGCCAATTTAGCAGTTGCAAACTATAAGTACAAAAACCAATAACTAAATTATTTCAATATGAAGCGAAAGATAGAAATCGAAGTCCCTACTTCTTTAGAAGATATTACTCTTGGGCAATATCAACACTACTTAAAAATAGTAGAACAAAACGAAAGTGAAGAGGCTAATGATTTTGTAAATAAAAAGCTAGTTGAGATATTCTGTAATATAAATTTAAATGAAGTTGATTCTATTCCAGTTGTGGAGTTTAATCGCATTCTACAAATACTCGAAGAAGCGTTCAAGGAGAAATTTTCTTTGATTCGTCATTTTGAGTTAGGAGGAGTAGAGATGGGATTTGTACCTAAGTTAGATGATATGAGCTTAGGTGAGTATGTAGATGTTGAAGCCTCTATTACTGATTGGCAAAATATCCATAAAGCTATGGGGGTTTTATATCGCCCAGTAAACTTTAAGAGCAAGGATAAATATACTATTGCTCCGTATAAGCCAAATGAGGATATACAACAATGGATGAAAGAAATGCCTCTTAGTGCTGTTATGAGTTGTATGGTTTTTTTTTACGATTTAGGGACAGAGTTATCGATAGCTTCCCTGGTCTATTTGGAGACGGAGATGAAGAAGGACAAGACCTCTCAGCTCAAGGAGGCTTTGGAAGAAAGTGGGGTTGGTATCAGTCAATTTATGGACTCGCTAAAGGAGACATCACAAAGTTTGACGAAGTTACAAAAGAACCAATATTTAAGTGTCTCACTTACCTAACATTTGAAAAAGAGAAAAACGAATTAGAAAATAGAATGATACAAAAATCAATGAAGCGATGAAAGAATATTATAACCTAGTTGACAATATTTACAATTATCTTATTGGCAATAATAATATCAATACAGTAACTACTGGGGACTTGCTAGAGGTTGACCTATCCAAACAAACTATATTCCCACTTGCCCATATAATAATCAATGATGTTACATTTAGCGACCACTTTATGTCGTTCTCTATAAATGTTATTGCAATGGATGTTGTTGATGAAGATAAAGACAACAAACAAGATAAAGAGAATCCCCATCTAGGGTTAGATAATTCCCACGATATACTCAATACGATGCTTTCTGTAGTAAACGGATTGCAATCTAGTTTGCGAAGAGGTGGTATGAATGAGAATAACTACGAAATTAACGATGCTCCAACTGCCACGCAATTTGAAGATAGATTTGAAAATCTACTTACAGGTTGGTCATTGGTGTTAAATGTTGAGATACCAAATGATGATATGGGGCTTATTAATGATGATGGCACTCAATGCTAAATAAGTTCAAAAATACAAAAGCATACCTCAACAACTATTCTAAGGAACTAGTCAAGTTGCTTAAAATAGAAGTTGGTCGTAATAGAACTAGAAGTTATGCTAGTGGGACTTATAACTCTCCTATAGATGCTACTGGGAGATTAAAGCAATCTATTGAGGCAATTTCTAAAGATTCTAGTAAATCTATCAAGTTTAATATTATGGCAAACGACTACGCTGTAAGTGTAGATGAGGGTAGAGGACAGGGAAAATATCCTCCTATAGAGGACATAATAGATTGGATTCAGGCAAAGCCAATAAGAATAAGAGATGCTAAAGGTAGGTTTAAAACTTCTAGTGATTATGAAGTAAGAAAATTAGCCCATAACATTTCTAGGAAAATTGCTAGAAAAGGAATTAAACCAACTAACTTTATCACAGATGCTATAAACAAGTCAATGGAGAAAATGAACAAGATAGGAGCTGCTGTAGGTAAAGACGTATCGTTAAACCTAGATGACATTTTAGTCAAAGCAGGTTATGTTAAAAAGGGAGAAAATTACATTATAAAGAAAAATGAGTGATGTTAGAATAAATACCAGGAGTCCTTACTACATTGAAGCAAATCCTACCGAACCAGTTCAGCCAGTAATACCACCACCAGTAGGAGACGAACCTCCTCAAGTTTACATAGATGTAAGTAACGATAATCCATACTTAGGAGATGTGGTAACCCTTACTGCTGTAGCAACAGACCCAGACGGAACTATAGTTTCTTATGAGTGGGGTGGCTTTGGAAGTGGTACTTCTGAATCAATAACAGCTACGAACACAGCCTTAATTCAAGACCAAGTGTTTATGGTTACAGTAACTGATAATGATGGCAATACAGCTACAGCTTTAGCAACTGTAAGTTGGAAAGAAAAACCTCAGCCTGTAGTAAATCAAGATACTGATGTAAATTGTGGAGATATAATTAATGAAGCTTCTTTTGTTGGTACAAAAACATATAATTTAATAGGTGTAGAAGATAAAATTGGAGAGGTAGAGATTGAATTTCTTGATACAGGAAGTAATCAAGATGTACCTGTTAAGTTTGACATTACTTGGAATGGTACGACAAATACAACTGGCTTTATAGGAGACTCTAACTTTTCTGCGCCAGACCCAATACCTGCACCAGACAATACGACATCACCAACAAACAAAAAGCAACCAATAACATTGACAATAAACAAAACTGCTGCGACTCCTAATGAGGTTGTCTTAACAGCAGAAAGTCTTTTCCGTAATGACAATTATAGCTTTAGACTTAATTGCCCAGATGTAGAGTCTACAGAAACATTTTACCATACAATTACTGGTACTTGTACGACAGGTGATACTACATTTACCTACACAGACGTGAATGGAGATTCGCAATCAATTGTATTGGCTAATGGAGAAACAGAATTAATATCTGCTCAAGAAAATACTGTATCTGCTGCAATATGTACAGGTGAAACAGAAAAAGGTGGACAGAGTTTTGAATTAGGACAACCTGAACTTACTGTTGATGAAAATGCAGAATTTTTAGTATGGTTAGATAATTCTGGGTCGTTAGATGATGAGGTTAATAGTCTAAAAGAAATGACAGATAATCAGCTAAAAGATACGTTCTTAACTTACTATGGAAATGATTCTGTAAAGTATAATGGTCAGGTTCAATATATAACAGACCCTTACTTTTTAACAGGAACAGCTTCATACCAAGAAAGATTTTTTGGATGGGCTTCTCTTGAAAAACAATCCACTAGTTCAGATAAAATAGTTCATCTTATATATGTGGATGAAGCATATCCTAGCTATACAATAAACTACTTATCAGACCCTAACGATAAAACTCAGGAATATTTAGATGATATAGCATCATTAAGAAGTCAACTTAATGCGGTAACTAATTATGGAGACCATATAGTTATTGTGTTTTGTATAGAAAAAGATAGGAACGAAATGTTTCGGCATTTCTCTCACTTTTTAGATAATGTATCCAATGGAACTAATGGGTTTGATGGCTCTAATGGACTGTCTGACCGCTCTGAGGTTGTCTTCGTAAGAAATGTATTAGCAAAACAAGATTCAGACTATTATCATCAAATAACGATAGATGCCCTAACTGGTTTAGGATTTAAAATATAATTATGGCAACATTAACTTCTGCAACATTAAAACTTTGGATATATGATGGTTTGATAAATTCTTACTCAGGAGACCCTCAATACACCATAACAAAGTCAATTATTCCTGGTGAAGAAACCATTCTGTTTGAAATATCAGAATTGATAAGAGATTATATTGATATATCTTTTAGTGGTAATTATAATAAGGCAAGTTTATCTAAGTGGGCTACTTGGGAGATAACAAACACTTTTGACGATACTCCAGCAACAGAAACAAAGACAAATGGGACTAGGCTTGTAACTCACGGTTACGGTTATTTTGAGGATGAGATAAACCCTCAGTTAATTACCCCACTACAGCAATCTAACACTTGTATATACTGGAAAAAGGGTGAAAAGGTAAGAATACCATTATATCAAGAGAACGAACTTTATAGCGTTGAGTTTTATGAAGGTGGACTTTCTGTAGGCTCTCAGTCTTTTGGTAAAACATTCGAGCTCTTAACAGCCGATACAACTTCCTATACAGCAGACACTACATTTATAAAAGCAGATGCAACTGGAATTATGGGTTCTAACTCTTCAAATTTAATACCTAACATATCCGCTCCAGTAGGTACTGATGAAGTTGTTATAACCACAAATGACAACAAGACTGTAACATTATCTATAAAATATATTGAAGAGTGTAAGAATACCCCATATAGAGTAACGTTCTTAAATAAATTTGGTAGTCTACAAGATATTTGGTTCTTTGGTAGAAGAAAAGAAAATGCTAACGTTAGTCGAGAACAATATAAAGTAAATACTATTCAGTCAACATCTACAAGTAAATTATATCCTACATATTCTCCTACCGACAAAACATTTAACGTAAATTCTAAGAAAGCCCTAACACTAAACACTGGGTTTATTTGTCAAGACTATAATGAAGTTATTCAGCAAATGATGCAATCTGAATACGTTTGGATTCACGAAAACAACAAAGTATTTCCAGTTACACCAACCGACAACGATATAACCTATAAAGACGAGAGATACGACAAATTGTTAAACTTTACAGTTAAGTTTGAATATGCTTATAGTGAAATAAACAATGTTAGATAATGCAGAGACTACAATTATATATTAAGGATAATGAAGGAAACTATCCTTTAGTTGATTTTTTTGATAAGGAGATAGTGGAATTGACATCAACAATAAAAGATGTTAGGGATATAGAAAAGATTTTTACAGACTATTCTCAAACCTTTGTAGTCCCAGCATCTGAAACAAACAATAAGATATTTAGACATTATTACAATTATTATATAACTGGAAATTCTTACGACTCTAGGCAAAAGAAAGAAGCGTTACTCCATATAAACTACGCTCCATTTAGAAAGGGAAAGATATTTTTAAATAGTGTTAAAATGAAAAACAATAAGCCATACGCTTATGAGCTTGTTTTTTATGGTCATACAGTATCTCTAAAAGATTTAATAGGAGATGACGAACTCACTCATTTGGCAGAAAGAAAAAACCAGGTTACTGGAGTTTTAGAGAAAAAATATTTATCTAATTATGACCACGAATACAATGAGGTTAATGTAAAAAGCGGTCTTACTGATGGAATTGATTTTTTGATAGATGGAGAAGTTCAGCAAGATGCAATCATATATCCCCTTATAACATCTGAGAAAAGATTGTATTTCCATTCTGGAACACCTGAATTTAATTCTGATGGCAATGTGTATCATGATGAATCTTTAAACCCAGATGGAGACCCTGATAGAGGTCTTAAATTTACTGACTTAAAACCTGCTATTAGAGGAATCCATATAATTGAAGCAATAGAAAACACATATGGTATAGAGTTTACTAGAGACTTTTTTGATTCTCCTGCTTTTAGCAATTTATTTTTGTGGATTAATAGTAAGAGGGGAGAGTTTAATGATTTAGATGATGATGAACAATATTTATTTACCTACTTTGTAGATGGATTTACGGAAAAATATCCATCAGCACCTTATTCTGAATCTTTAACAATAGATGGAAGCGAGTTAACCGTAGATACATTAGACTCTCGAAGATATAAATTTAGATTAGATATAGTTGTTTCTGACCAAAATGTAGAGTATGACGTTGTATTAAGAAATAAAACTACTGGTGCTGAGTTTAAACAAAGCTATGTAGGAGATGATACCTTTGAAACACCTTATGATGCTTATACAAGTTTTATTGAATTTAACTTAGCAGAATGGGAGAAAAATCCACAATACGATAGCAACGGGTCTAAGGTTTTTGCACAAACTTTTGATATAGAAATAAGGTCTAAAGAAGCATTAACTATTAGTCCAAGTAATTTTGTGTATTACCATACTGATATATATAATTTTCTGAATGATGATTTTTATAATACAAATACTGGGCAGTTTACGGAAGCTCAGTTATTGATGAAAGACAGATTACCTAAGATGAAGGTTATGGACTTTTTGACTGGGTTATTTAAGATGTTTAACCTTGTTGCATATTATATAGATGAAGAAGGAAATCCTAGGCTAACAACAAATAGACAGTTTGATGATGACAGACCCTTAATATACATTGATACTCTTGATAATTTTTATAGCGATTCAATAAACAACAAGCTAGGAGGTCTTATAGATTTAGATAAATATTTAGATACAACATCTCATACTGTAAATTCAACTTTGCCATTTACCGATATTAAGTTTAATTATGAAAAAACTGATACGGTTTTAATGGAAAATCACTTAGAGCAATTTAATGAAGTGTTTGGAGATGCTGAGTTTAATGTTAAAAGAAATTTTCCTAATATAGATAGGGGTAAAAAATATGAAGTAAAATTGCCTTTCTCCCACATGAAATATGAAAGGTTATTGGATTTAAATGTTGACTCTACATCTCCCACTAAAGATACTTTAATACAGTGGGGATATTGTGCAGGTGGTAATTTTAACCCAGATGCAGATGCTACTCCTGCTCCTACTGGAAATTATGATACGTTATTGATAAAACCATTATTATTTTATGGCATAAAAATAACTGATTTACCAGAAGCAAGTGTCGCTAACGGAAACAGAAGCGGTAAGATTAATTGGATTTCTACATCTCCTCCAACTGGGCTAACTAGTTATTGGAGACCATCTAATTCAAACGATGCTGGAAATACAACAACACCTCCAACTTACAACTTAAACTTCGACCAAGAATTTGACGAATGGCAAACAATGAATTATGGGGATTACAGCAATTCATTATACAATGTATTTTACAAAAACTATATTGAAAGTATATTTAATCCAGCTAGAAGAATGTTTAAGGTTACAGCATACTTACCTGCTAATATACTTATAAATTATAAATTGAATGACCAAATTAAGATACAAGATAAGATATTTCGGATTAATTCAATAACAACTAATTTGATGACTGGTAAATCTGAATTAGAATTACTAAACATCTTTCAAGACCAAATAGTAGAATGATAAAGCAAATATTAGAATTATTATCGATAGATGATTGGTATGGGGTATCTGATAATATAGATATTGCTAAAGGCAAGTATAAAGGAGTAGGCAGTATAAAAGAAGCTAAACAACAAATAAAAAGATATTATTATGGCAGATAAGAAGGTAATTGCTATTGAAATAAAGGTAACGGAGAAAAACGCTGCCAGAGCCGTAAAATCTACTAAAAAGGCTGTAGATGGATTAGCTGATTCTACAGAAAGATTAGCAAGAGCTAATAATAAAAATAGAGCTCAGTCTGGTCTAAACAATGCGATACTTATTGAAACAGGTCGTGTTGCTTCCGATGCTTCTTATGGGATTCAAGGTGTTGCCAACAACATTGGTAGGCTAACTGAATTATTTCAAGAGTTTTCTAATACAGGAGGCAAAGGTGGAGTTTCAGGTGCTTTTAAAGAATTAGGGAAATCATTACTTGGCGTAGGTGGTCTTATTGTAGGATTTCAGCTTTTATTGTCTTTTATGCCTAAAATCATTAAAAAGTTTGAAGAGTTATCTGCTGCTGCAAATATATTAAAAGATATAACTAAATCTGTAGGAGAAAATGCACAAAGTTTAGTTGGTAATTTTGAAATATATACTAGAACTCTTTTAGATTCAACAGAAACTACAGAGCAAAAAAACATTGCACTTAAAAAGTTAAAAGATGAATATCCAGAATTTAACGCACAAATTCTTTTAGATAAAGAAAGAACTGAAGAGGCTAACTTAGCAAGGTTAGAATATATAGAAACTTTAGAGGCACAAGCAATATCTCAAGCTGCAATATCAAAATCTCAAGAAATATACGGTAATATAACTCAGATTCAATTTCAGAGAGAATTGGATTTAGCTGATGCTAAACTAAAAACTAACGAAGCTAGATTTATAGGTAATACTGCTCTTAAATCAAATATTAAAAATGCTAAAGCAGAAGCTGCATTAAATGAATCCATAGTTAAAGCAAATATAGAATCTATAAACGAGGAAGCTGATTCTGAGATTGCAACGGAAAGAAAAAAGTTGGATATTCTTTTTGGACTAATTGATTTGACGGATAAGAAGAGAAAAAAATCAGGAAGGGAATCTACAAGAACATTTAGACAGCAATTCTTAGATTTAGATAGAGATATAGAAAAACTAAGACAACAATCTTTAGACCAATTTATACAACAAGAAGAAACTAAGATAACCAAAGAATCAACCGATTTAATGGCTATGTATAGAATTAGAGTTGAAGATTTTAAAGAAAGACAGTTCCAGAGATTAAATGAATTTAAGGAAAGTAAAGCTACTTTAGATGAAAAGGTAAAAGCAGAAGAGGAATATAGAGAATCTGTAAAATTAGCTGAACAAGAATTATCTGATGTTATTATAGCTATAGAGGAAAGAGCTGAATCAAAAAGAAGTGCTTTAAGGTTAAAGAGAGCTAAAGAAGTTTTAATATTAATAAATAAACAGAAATTAGCACAGGCTCAAGCAGCAGATGCTCAGTTAATGTTGCCTAAAATATTTACAGAAAACACTATAAAGGAGAGGTTAAGACAACTTAAATCTGAAACAAAATTACAAGCTGAATTAGTTAATATATTTGAAGAAGGAACTGTTCAGAGGGCAAATGCAGAAATTAGGTTAGCACAGTTACAGAAAAATCTAGTGGATGAAAATGTAAAGTATCAAAAACAAAGATTTGCTCAAATACAAGAAATATACAGTCAAGGTGCATCTACAATAGGATTTATATCTGATGCTATAAAAAACAGAGAAATAAGAAACGCTGGAGAGTCTGCTGAGGCTATAGAGGCAGCACAAAAGAAGGCTTGGCAAATAGAGAAAGCATTAAAGATAAGTAGAGTTATAATGGACACTTATCAGGCTGGTTTTGTTGCTTATGGCTCTCAGTTAGTTATAGGAGACCCTACATCACCGCTTAGAGCTAAGATAGCACAAGCATTAACATTAGCAAATGGAATTGCTCAAATAGCTGCAATATCTTCTACTCAGTTTAATTCTAAATCATTAGCTGGTGGAGGTGGTGATGGTGCAAATGTAGAAGCTCCAGACTTTAATGTAGTCGGTGCATCACCTGAATCACAACTTGCACAAACAGTAGCAACATCACAGAAACAACCTTTGAGAGCCTTTGTTGTTCATAAAGACATTGTAGATGCTGGAGAAGTATATGAGAATATTATAGACGGTGCTAGTACTTAATGTAAAATTAAAACGAACACAATAATAGCAATTAATTTAAATATGAGAATAATAGAACTACTTATTGACGAAGATGAATTGCTTTCAGGTATTGAAGCTATTAGTATAGTTGACCGACCTGCAATTCAAGAAAATTTTATAGCACTTAGCGAACAAACTAAAGTAGAACTAACTGAGGTTGATTCTGAAAAAAGAATACTTATGGGGGCTGCATTAGTGCCTAATAAGAATATCTACAGAGCCGATGGTGAAGATGAATATTATATATACTTCTCAGAAAATACAGTAAGAAAAGCATCAGAACTATTCTTAATGAGAGGCAATCAAAATGAGTCTACATTAGAACACGAAGCTAAACTTTATGGATTATCAGTTGTTGAAAGTTGGATTATAGAGGATGAAACCCACGATAAAAGTAGAAAGTACGGAATGGAACTCCCTGTAGGAACTTGGATGGTTTCGATGAAGGTTAATAATGATGAGGTTTGGAATAACTACGTTAAAACTGGCAAAGTAAAAGGATTCTCTATAGAAGGATATTTTACTGATAAGGTGAATATGGGAGAGGTTAATCAAATAAGTGAAGTGGAAGCAGAAGAAATATTAGTCGAGATGGCTGATTATATTGCCTCTAAGAAGCTAGATTTAAAGACCTATAGTGATTACCCTCAAGGTGTCGTAAACAACGCTAAGAGGGTCTTAGAATGGGTTGATAAAAATGGTTGGGGTTCTTGCGGTACTGCAGTAGGGAAGAGAAGAGCATCGCAATTAGCATCAAAATCTAATTTGACAGTATCAACAATTAAGAGGATGTATAGCTTTCTGTCTCGTCATAAGGGAGACTTAGAAGCTTCTAAAAGCTACTCGGATGGGTGTGGTAAGTTGATGTACGATGCTTGGGGAGGTAAAGCAGCTCTTAGGTGGAGTAGAGGTAAACTAAAGTCATTAGGCGAAATAGATTTAGCAGAATCAGATGGTGAGGGTGGTGTAAAGACATCTCCTAAAGCACCTAAATCAGACACAGCTAATCCTAGTCCAAAAGGAGAAGGAACTGCTAAAGGAAGTGCTAAAGGAAAGACAGGTGCTAAAGTAAGTTCTGCTGACCGTAAAACTCTACAGAAAAAAGCTGATGAATTTAACGATAAGTATAGAGATAAACTTGCTTATAGTGTTACTGTGGGTATGTTGGCTAGTGTATTTCAAAGAGGTCTAGGTGCTTTTAACACAAGTCATTCTCCTAAAGTAAGAAGTGCTAAACAATGGGCATTAGCTAGAGTAAATGCTTATTTATATTTAATGAAGAACGGTAGACCACAAAATCCAAAGTACACTACCGACTATGATTTATTGCCAAAGAAACATCCAAAATCAAGTAAAAAATAATGGGAAAGAATACAGCATATAGAGTCCATGTAGAAGATGTAGAGCAGTCTGTAGTTAATAATGTCAATATAGAAAATGGCGCAATGTTGCGTACTGATAGTGCGTTGTATATGGGGCATAATAATGAGAATGTAATTGTATATCCTCAGAACTTAGGGGCAACTCAAAACTTAGGTTGGGCAAGATATGATGATACAGAATATCATTCTGAGTATAAGCTTACCTTGGAACAAGACTCAGAACTAGTGCTACCTAACAATGCAAATAATGTAGTAAGAAGCCATTCAGGTATAGAATTTTATAATTCCTCTACACAAAAAATATTAGGTGTAAACGAAAATGACACATACATTATAACAATAGCATTTAAAGCAGAAGCTGCAAACGCAAACCAAACCTTTTTAGAGTATAACTTAGAGGGTAGTGGTCAAATATCAAGATTAGCAGGAACTATTGCTTTTCCAAAAGGAAATCACGAAACACATTCAGAGAATATAATGGCTCAATATTACACCGATAGTACTTTTGTAAATGATGGAATTCAATTAAAAGTCCTTTCCACTGGAAATGATTGCAAAATTTGGGATGTAATATATTTTATACAACGAACACAAAACGCAGGATTATGACAAGAAACAACAGGGATAGAAGTCCATCTCCTAAAAATAGCAAAAGAGGATGTCTTTGTAAAGATGGCAGAACTTATTCTAGGAAATGCTGTGATGGTAGTTTTCAAGCACAAGGAGTTGGAAATGTAACTGGTACTACCGAGTAAAAATCTAACACCTTGTTGGTAAACAATTATTTTATATAAATATTAATAATTATTATGAAGGCAACAACTTTATTAAATGAAATTCTCGAGAAGTTGTCTGTGTTGACGAAAGAAGATGAATTAGCTCAAGAGCTTTCTCAAGAGGAAGTACAAGAAGAAGCTGTTTTATCTGAACTAGATTCTGTTGACGAGACAACTAAAGAAGTAGAAGAAGAGACTACTGAATTATCTGAAGAAGTAGCTACTGAAGAAGTAGAGGCTTCTAGCGAGGAAGAAGTAGAAGATGAAACTGAGCTAAAAGATGGCTATGTTTCTGAGGAAAAGTATATGGCAGATATGGGGGCAATGAAAGCCGAAATTGAAGCTATAAAGAAAATGATTGATGAAGAGATGGGTTATATGAAGAAAGAAAAAGAATCTCTTGCTGAACAAGTAAAGGAACTTTCTAAAGAACCTGCTGCCGAACCAATCAAGCACAGCCCAGAAGAAGAGGCTAAAACAAGTTTGAATTTATACGCACAAAATAGAACTATGAGTACTGCGGATAAAGTATTTCAAAGAATATCTAACATTAAAAAATAACGACTAAATCTAAATAAAATGCCAACAACAACAACTCAAAACGCTAGTGTAGCATACAATGGGGAATTTGCAGGACAATACATTTCTGCTGCTTTATTAAGTGCTTCTACTTTGGAAAACGGTGGATTAACCGTTAAACCAAACATTAAGTTTCAGGAAGTAATCAAAACTATCTCTACTGATGATATCGTAAAAGATGCATCTTGTGATTTTACTGCAACAAGTACTATCACTCTTGATGAGAGAACTTTGACTCCTGAATTTCAACAAGTAAACTTACAACTATGTAAGTCTGACTTTCAAAATGACTGGGAAGCTATCTCTATGGGATTCTCTGCCCACGACACTTTGCCTTCTAACTTTTCTGATTTCTTAATTTCTCACGTTGCTGCTAAAGTAGCACAAAGAACTGAGCAGTCTATCTGGGCAGGAGACACTTCTACAAGTGGACAGTTTAATGGGTTAACTACTCTATTAGGAGCAGACGCTAGTTTGCCAACAGCAAATGAAATTGCGGGTACTACAGTAAGTGCTTCTAACGTAGTTGCACAGTTAGGCTCTATCGTAGATGCTATTCCTTCTACTCTATATGGAAGTGAAGATTTAAATATCTATGTTTCTCAGAATATTGCTAGAGCTTATGTAAGAGCTTTAGGTGGATTCTCAGTTGCTGCTACTTCAAATGCAGGTAGTGATAATAAAGGAACTCAGTGGTATGGTGGTGGAGCATTATCTTTTGATGGTGTAAAACTATTTGTTGCTAACGGTCTTGCAGACAATACTGCTGTAGCTGCTGAAAAGTCTAACCTATACTTTGGTACTGGTCTATTAGCTGACCACAACGAGGTAAAAGTTATTGATATGGCTGACATTGATGGGTCTCAAAACGTAAGAGTCGTAATGAGATTTACAGCAGGTGTACAGTATGGTATTGTTGACGACATCGTAACTTACGGTATCGCAAACACTGCTAATGACTAATAATAAATAATAATTAATCAATAAGAAGGGTAGGTGGTAACTAATCTGCCTACCCTTTTTTTATAAAACAATAATACTATGAGCTGTGATTTAACTGGAGGAAGATTAAAACCCTGTAAAGATGCTGTAGGTGGTATTAGAAAAATTCACTTTGTGGACTTTGGAGACTTAGGTGCTATAACCGTAGTTGATGATGAAGTAACCGATATAGATGGAACTTTCGATTACCACTCTTACGATGTTAAGGGTAACTCTTCTTTAGAGACAAATATTCAAACTTCTCTTGAGAATGGCACAACATTCTTTGAGCAAGTTGTAAACTTAACTTTACATAAACTAACAAAGGAGGATAACAAAGAGCTAAAATTAATGGCATTTGGTAGACCCCACGTTTTTGTAGAGACTTTTGATGGCAAGTTATTGCTAGTTGGTAGAGAACATGGAGCAGAGGTAACAGGAGGTACAGCAGTAACTGGAACTGCAATGGGAGACTTACAAGGTTATACTCTTACTTTAACTGCTAATGAAATAACTATGCCTAATTTTGTAGATGGTGCTACTTCGGCAGACCCATTTGCTGGAATGGCTAGTGCTACTGACAGTCCCTCTACTCAGAGAGTTGTCTAATTAAAATGTACTTGTAAATTCAATAAGGGGGGTATTTTACCCCCTTTTTTTGTACCTTAGTAAAAACAATTCAATAGGGTAAAGTTATTTTGTATATGGATATACTCCCTACATCAGGAACTCAAGAATTAAAGATAATTCCTCGCAAAGATGCTGACTCCCCAGTAATTAAGATTACGGATAAGGCAACTAGAACGACAGCTACTGTTACTCCAACTAAGTCAAATGAAGGAGATTATATGGTGTTGAATGGGGACTTTGGTTTAACTGAAGATAATTTGTATACCTACAAGGTACAGTTATCTGACGATGATGATGAGGAGATATATAGAGGTTTAATTTATTGTAGCGACCAAGAATCTTTAGATAAATACTTTATTAATAAAGACCAATACACAGAAGAAACTAGCTTCGATAATGAATATATATTTGTATAATGTCAAGAAAAAATTATAATAAGCAATTAAATAAAGTTAAGGATGCAATTCATGTTGTAAACCTTGCCTCTTATACATCCACTCAAATAGTTGAATCAAAAAGATATGATTGGGTAGAGTATGGGGATGATAATATGTATTTTAAATATCTTATAGATAGATACAATGGGTCTCCAACAAACAACGCTTCAATCAACGGTATATCTGAGATGATATATGGGAGAGGACTAGATGCTACTGATTCTGAATCAAAACCTACAGAGTATAAAGAGATGAAAGAGCTCTTTAGAAAGGATTGTATGAAGAAGGTTTGCTACGATTACAAAATGATGGGACAGGCTGCTGTTCAAGTAATATACAGCAAAGATAGAAGTAAGGTAGCTCAAGTAGCCCATATGCCTATTGAAACATTAAGAGCTGAGAAAGCTGTAGATGGAGAGATTAAGAACTATTATTATTCTAGCGATTGGTCTAAGGTAAAACACAATGATAAACCAAAGCGTATTGCTGCTTTTGGTACAAGTCAAGATAATATTGAAATTTTATATATTAGACCTTATAGAGCGGGATTTTATTACTATAGCCCAGTTGACTATCAAGGAGGATTACAGTATGCTGAATTAGAGGAAGAGATTGCTAACTACCATATTAGCAATATACAGAATGGTCTACAGCCAAGTATGTTAATTAACTTCAATAACGGTACTCCTGATAAGGAGCAGAGAGATTCTATTGAAAGAGCAATATACGAAAAGTTTAGTGGTACTAGTAACGCAGGTAAATTTATCCTGGCATTTAATGATAGTAAGGAACTTGCAGCTACAGTTGACCCAGTAATGATAAACGATGCCCATCAACAATATCAGTTCTTGTCTGATGAGAGTATGAAGAAAGTAATGGTGTCCCACCGTATTGTATCGCCAATGTTAGTTGGTATTAAAGATAATACTGGACTTGGTAATAATGCCGAAGAATTGCAGACTGCTTCATTATTGATGGATAATACTGTAATTAGACCAATGCAGGTTACAATATTAGATGCTTTAGAAGAGATTTTAGAGTACAATAATATTGAATTAGATATTTACTTTAAGACTTTACAGCCATTAGAATTTACTGATTTAACAAATGTGATTAGTGATTCCGAAATGGAAAAGGAAACTGGGGTAAAAAAGAATGGACAAAGCGAAACTATTGACGAACAAATTGAAGAGCAAGAATAATGGCAACTGCACTATTTATAAAAAGAGCTGACTTAGTTAAGAATACTGCCTTGAGTGGGAATGTAGATACTGATAAATTTATTCAGTTTATTAAATTAGCTCAAGAGATTCATGTTCAAAACTATCTTGGTACAGATTTATATGATAAGATAAGTAGCGATATTGTAGCTGGTAGTTTAAGTGGGGATTATTTAGAATTGGTTAATGAGTACATTCAGCCTATGTTAATTCACTTTGCAATGGCAGAGTATTTACCTTTTGCTGCTTATACAATATCAAATGGAGGAGTTTACAAGCATAGTTCTGAGAATTCAACTCAACCTTTAAAGCAAGAAATAGATAGCCTTATAGCAAAGGAAAGGGATTATGCCGAATATTATACCAATAGGTTTATTGAACATATGAGTTTCAATGCTGGTAGTAAATTCCCTGAGTATTTTAGTAATAATAATGAAGATATTTATCCAGATAAAGATGCATTATTTCAAGGATGGGTACTATAGAAAATAAAAAACAATACAAACCTAAGAAAGAGAACATTATTAAATTAAGTAATTACTTAAAAAAGAGAAATGGCAAATTCAATAGATTGGGGAAAAATATATTGTGATATGGAAACCAACGATGGTTGGGGACTAGATGAACAATACACAACATACTTTATACCTGACTTTTCTGCTCCTAATTGTTGGGGACTTGTACCAGTAACACCGTTTACAGCAGATTTGATTAGTTATTTCGGAGGAGATTTAACAGCGGATAATGCACAATTTACAGCAGATAAAACACAATTATAAATAAAATAAAATGGCACAACAAACAATAGTAACATACCCTGCGGTAGCCAAAGATTCTACACAAGGGACTCCTTTAGCGGATGCCTTTAAAATGGTCAACGATAACTTTAATGAGTTATATGGGAAGCCAGATTTATCTTTAGCTACTAATACGCTAACGCTAACAAAACCTGATGGCACAACTGATACAGTAGATTTAGCTCCTTATTTGGATGACACTGCAATAGTGAGTGCCTCAATAGATGGGGCAGGTCTTGTTACTTTCACTAATAGTGATGCTAGTACGTTCACACTAGACCTATCCTCTCTTTTAGATGATACTAACTTAATTACAAGTGTAGATGGTTCTGGAGGATTAGAAGTTGACACTACTACTGGAGATGTTACGGTAAGTATTGCTGATGATGGAGTTACCTACG